TTTAATTCTATCCGCCTTGTTAGTAGCCCACACCTGCCCAGGGTCTCCGCCCCACGCAGCCCACGCCACACGGCCATTCGACGGGTAGCCGTCTTCTCCAGGCGAAAAACCTTCGCCTTCTTTGTCACTAAGGTGCCTGGCGAACCAAGCGGCCATCGTGATCACTGTGTCGGCAGATAGCTCATCACCGCTCAGGATCTGCGTGGCTCTGCGTGCAGCAACTTCAGTGCCGCCAGATTCACCGTCAGCCTTCCAATCGCGGTAACGCTGCGCCTCTTCCCTCATGCCCTCTGTAGGCATCAGGTCGATGTCTGTGCCGTTAATAGTTGCCAAGCTCTTCTTCCCCAACGTTCTCTGCATCCTCGCCACCAGGCGCAGGCGTGTCACCAAAAGCGTCAATGGTGTTGGCCGGCTTGTACTGGCTAGCGCCGCTGCCATTCACAGCAGACGGATCAGTGTCCGTGATGATGTTCATCTCGTCGAGCTTTGCCAGCTCTGACTGACGAGCAACTAAGAACTCATCAAAGTCGCCACCGTTTTCAGCTACGCAATCGGCAAGGGTCTTGAATCCGCTGCGCACTGCTGCCTTCTGTGCAGCGATCTCTTTCTGAGGATCAACGTAGTGATAGCCCCTGCAGACCCAGCGCACAGCCTCGTAACGCTCAGGCTCAGTCTCGTAAGTAGGCAGATTTAGTGCGCCACTAAGCACAGCCATCTCAAGCCAAGCGTCATAGATCGGCTGATAGAACTGATCTTTCATCATCTGCTGTATGGATCGCCAGTTGTCGCGGTCCTGCAGTAGAGCGAGTCGTGATGACGAATAATTTGACTGCGAATAATCGTTTGACAGGACTTCGTAGCTGCAGCCGACACCGGCACCGAGTGCCCTGAGCTGTGCCCTGAGGAACGGCTCATACTCGCCAGTTGGCGAATCCATGTCAGGAATGGTGACCGTTTCGCCTGGCTGCAGGTACTTGAATTGCCCAGGCTCAAAGCCTGTTACCCGCTGTTCGTCATAGATCTCGCCGCCTGGATCAAGTTCACCCTCCGGTGATTGGATAAATCCCATCAGAGCAGAACTTGCTCTGGCACGCACAACACTCGCCTGTTCCCAACCATCTAGGTGGTGCATCCTCTGCATCGCAGATGCAAGCCACGGCACTCCACGGGTCTGACCAGGACGTGCAGATGTCCGGTCAAACAAATGGATGACATCCTTGGCCGGGACAATGATGTGGCGCTTGCCAGGCTCTCGCGTCGGGAACGCAGTGTCACCAGGATGACGGCTCAGGAAGGCGTAGCTGACAGGACGGCCAAACTTGTCTAACTCGACGCCAAGTTTCCAAACGTTGCCAGGCTTAGTCGCAGGGCTGTTGTAGTCCTCGTCAAGCTGGTCAGCCTCAAGCACCTCAAGTGCAAAGTTGACTTTGCTGCGGCCAAACTTCTGCCGCACCATCCGAATAAAAACTTCGCCGCTCTCGCACATTGACGAGACAGCAAGCTTTTCAATATCGGCAAAGCACAGCTGGCCTGCGGTGTTGCAGCTGTCCTTCCGCCCCCACATCGACCAGGCTTTTTCAATCTGCTCATTGATGCGGATGTCGAGCTTGCCGCCTCGCTGACGCATCACTTGCGCTTGAAGCCTGACGCCTGTTCCTACAACAGAATTGCGGACAACACGGACAGCAGACTTTGCATAGTCGTTGTCACGAACAAGCTGACGCGATCTAGAGCGCAGGCGCTTCAAGCTGCCCTTGATCTCTTGGTCAGCAGAGGTGACAGAGGTGACCCAATCAGCAGTCAGACGACTGGCCTGAGCACCGCCAAACATGCGAGCGCGTGACCGCGCAATCGGCTCAGGATTAGTGCGCCACAGTTCGCGCCAAGCAGAACGGATGCCCATGTCAGAACCTCACATAAAGAGAATGGGGATCACCCAAACCATTGGCGATCATTGCAGCCTTGCGCTCCCTAACAATGATTGCGTTCAATCTGTTTAGACGCATCTGCAAATCAGCCATAGCTACACGCTTAAACGTGCGGTTGCCAATGCTGTACTCCTGCGCACCGTCCTTGAATTTGGCTAAAGCAGCCTCAATATCGTCACGCTCCTTCTCTGCTGCAGTGCGTCCGTCAAATGCTCCAGGTTGTCCCGTGTAAGCAAGGCTGGCTAAAACCTCAAGCCGACCATTCCCAAGCGTAAACTTCTCAGACCCTTTTGTGGCTTCTGCGTAAAAGAACCAATCCCCTGCGTCAAAGCCTGCGCTATCTGTCGCGCTAATTGTGAACTCCCACCCAGTCCCGTAAGAAGTGCCAGCGACAGTGTGTCCTTCGTGGTTGCTGTTCGTCCGTAAGTAGAAAGTCAGCGTCCAATCAGCTGACGTGATGCTTTCATTCAGCGGGCCGACCGCTGCATCATCCCTCCATTTGATTGTCGTGCCGGCGTAGATCTTCTTAGGGATGTTCACGTCACCAGCTGTTTACAAACGACTTAGCCGGTTTAGACGGCGTTGCCCTTGATTTTAGCGGTCTATTGTCGCCTGATTCCAGCTTCTCACGCAGGTTTTCCCACATCGTGAGCTTGGGCAAACGGCGGATATACAGCTGAAACGCGGCGTAGGCGTAAACCGCACAGTCCAAGCACTCAGCCCGTGCTGATGCTTTTCTGACCCAAATCCGCGTTGGCATCCCGCCTCGATAGACAAGCTTTTGCCGCTCAGAAGTAAGTTGCTGGAAGTATTCAGTATCAGCAGCTAAGCCAAAATTAAGGTTGCCAGGGCCGTTTTCTAGGCGCAGTTTGCCGAATAGCGTGGTCTTAATAGTGTCTGTTCCCAGCATGTAAAGGGTGACGCCCTTTTTGATGGTGCGACCCTTCCAGTTGACATCTACCTTGCTGCCTTTCCCTACTGCTGCAGCGTTCCTCCGGCTGCTGCCCTTGATGGCTACAACGCCACGCGGCAAACGTTCACGCACATAGGCGTAGACCTCATGCGTGCAGTAGCCAGTGTCAACAGCGAGTTGGGCAATCTTGAGGTGGTGATGTTCTTCTGTCTCCCATTCGCTTGCAAGCACAGCGTCTAACTGTTTCCATACGTCTGGCTGAGTCGGATCCCCCATCAGCTTTTGGTGCCAGACCAGCCACCCTGTTTCTGGCTGTCCCTTAGCGCCACTCCATCCCCAGGCCGATATTTCCAAGCGATCGAGTTGCACGTCAACGCCAGCCGTCAACAGCACAACATCCTTAGGCACAGTGCCTGGCTCATAGGGCAAACGCCGACCCATCAAGCCCTCAGCACTGACCTGCGCTGAATAGTTCTCCTCATAGGTCTCCGCAAGCCGGGTGTTGATAAACGTCCGCAGGGCAGCTGGGTCGTTCTTCGCACGCAAAAAGTCCTCAGCCAGCTCACTCCAGCTAGCCCAGCCAAGCGGGCTATAGAGGCCATTCAGATGGAAGCCGGCAGTCTTGCCGTCAAAGTGCGAGTGATTGCGCCACTCTCCAGCGGCCAGCATCTGCGTTTTGTGGTGTTCGTCAAACCGCTCACCGCAGTGCTTGCACTGATATTGCGCTGTCTCTGGTTTGTCCTTCTCCCACTTCAGCCGGCTCCACTCAAGGTGTTGGAACTCACCGCAGCATGGGGCAGGCACCCAAAACTTGCGCTGGTCTGACTTCATATATTCCGCCTCGATCTTGCTGAAGTCCTTCACCGTTGGCGTAGAGGTCAGCAGCACCTTGCGCCTAGCAAAGGTCGTCGTTCTTCGTTCAGCTAGCGCGACTGGGTCGCCCTCCCCAGGTATCTCCTGCATAGCGTCAACCTCATCCATGAATAGGTAACGGCAAGGTGCAGAGCGCAGCTGGCTAGGACTATTCGCACCAGTGAGCAGCAAAATCCCACCAGGGAAGTCCTTGGCGAACATCGAGTTAGAGCCATCTCTAGAGCGTGCAGGTGCAATTTTTTCTTTGAGCCTTGGCGTGTCCTCTATCAAGCCTTCCAGCCTTTGCTTGGACATCCTCCGCGCCATCTCAATGGTGGGTTGCACTGCAAGCAACGGCCCAGGGCTGTGATCAATAATCCAAGCCAGCCAGTTCAAGCCAACCTCTGTTTTGCCGCTCTGCGCTGAGAACATCAGCACAACACGCTGCACACTGCTCTCACTGCTCAGGTCACGCATCACCTGACGCAAGTAAGGCGTGCGATCAGTGCGCCATGGCCCAGGCTCTGCACTTGCTTTGCTACTTAACCGTCTATACCGATCACTCCACTCATCAACAGTCAGCGGCTCTTCTGGTCTGAGCCCGTCAAGGAAACCTTCACGCCAAGGATTCATGCGACCTTTGCAATCTCCATCAGGCATTGCCGGTGCTCAGTCGTCAGCACTCGATGGATGACAGCAGGGTCACTCTCACCCGCCAGCTCATTGCTCAGACGATCAGCAAGATTCGCTAACTGCTCACGAATAGAACGGCCCAGCTGGAAGCTTTCCTTTTTCACCTGCTCAGCAGGCACCAACTCCTCCATCTGAGTCGCCGCCGTGATCTTGGCAATCTCTGCGTTGTAATGCTCTTTGCGTGCGCGGCTTGTGTAGAAGTCCGGCACGTCCTCCTCCTCGACGTAGGTCACCTGCCGGCGCACTTCTTTCTGTGCAGCCTCAAGAG